AGTCTATCAGCTATCTGTTGACGACTACCTATATTGAATGGTATTTCTTTGATCTTTGTTTTTAACTCTACTATAGTTGGTTCAAATTCTTCTTGAGCTTTCTTTTCCAAGCTGTTTAATTCATCTTGTAACTTTGCTTGCAGAATCATGGCTTCTTCTAATTTGAAAGAGAAGCCATTATTCTGCTGCTTATCAATGATTGCTCTAACCTTACATTCTAATTCATAAGACTTATTATTAAATTCTTTTCCTTCCTTTTCCAATACAAGCGCAACCCTCCTAGTAAGTTCCGTATCACGCTTACAATACTCAAGCATGTCTTCACTGTATTCTTTGAAGTCATTGAACTCTCCTTTATTATATTTTAAATTCTTACCCCATGCCTCAAGTGAATGACCTCCATCTCTTATGGGATTATATAATTGAGATTCAATTAAGGTATCTCGTATTTGATTTAGTTTAATGTTACATTTAAGTAAACGATTTAGGACAGGAGCATCAAAGCTGATACCATTGTGCATAATAAAAGTATCAATCTGCTGCGACCAACTAGCAAACTCTGAACACTCCTGTCCTACCCACGCCTTAACTTTATTTGTTTCATAACTCCTTGCTACAATACAATGTATCTTTGTTGCATTTAAACTATCTGTTTCAATATCAACTATAGCTGTTGTCATTATGCTTCTATGAGACAGGCATCCTCCACATTGATATGAAAGAACTTCTCACCCTTCTTAATGTTTCTATTAGATACTTCTTTGACTTCACATTCAAGTAAAATATTTGCATCAATGTGCCATGCTTGCTTACAATCATTTCGCCACACTATAAATGTAAACAAAGCATCAGGATATTTATCTTTCCATTTAGTTAAAAGTTTTTTCTTACGATAAGGTATTCGTATTTCTTTCCAACTAGGATTCCATGTTCCTTTCCAAGCATACTTTATTTCTACTTCATAAAGATGGTGTGTATTTTCTGATGCTTTGCAGATAATATCAAAATCTTTTCTTTCGGTCGTATCAATTGTAGTGTAATTCATATCTTTAATATATTTTAAAGTAGCAGATTTTGCATCTCTATCTGCTATCTCATAAAGAGTTCTATCAAAAACTTTACGTGAGCCTATTTCATTCATTAGTTATCTCCTATCCTATAGTAAATCCAGTTGATCTTAAATACACAAGGAATAATACTAAGCCTATAATCCCCAAGAATATTAAGTATCCGTATAATGCTTTATTAAACATTGGTCAACTCCTAATCTCTATGTTATCTTCTGTTTCTATCCACACTTTAGCACCACATGATAGTGGCTTATCTGGACTATATATTATTTTACACGGCCCATCAATATAAACCTCACTTCCATAATCATTACTCTTGTAAGTCTTACAAGTAATTACTGGTTTACGTTCTCCAGTTTTAGCGTTACGTTTAATTACATGTTGATTAATATGAATAATTTTTTTCATTGGTCATTCTCCTTCAAAAGGATTATTAACTTCACTCATTCTACCAGTGTCTTTATTGTAATGTAAATAGCAAGCTACACCTGTATCACCAGTATACCTGTTCTTTAAGATACGTATAGTAGTAGTGTTAGCAGCTTGCTCATCGTCAGCTTGTTGATTGCGTTCCAAAGCTATGACTGCATCAGAGAGATGTGCAATACTAGCAGAGCCACGTAGATGTGAAAGAGATACTTCACGTCCATCTTCATGACCACGATCACCTCCCGGTCTACGTAGGTGGCTTACAAGTAAGAGAGAGATACCTGTTTCTTCTACAAGAGAACGTAACTTAGTCATAAGAATATCAATAGACTTACGTTCATCACCATTATCTTCTTGACCTGATACTAAGATACTTAGATGGTCTAGGATAATCCACTTGCATCCAAGCCCTCGTGCCATGTAACGAACACGAGATAATATTTCATCGTTAGATATAGAACCAAAGTGATCAAAAGCAAAGAACCTTTTAGTTCCTATTGTCTTGTCTTGCCATTCACGTAACTGTTCAGGTGTAAACTGATCACGTACTTCTTTAATATACAATCGAGCATTGGCTTCGACTGACATAATATTAAATGCAGTATTACGTACACTCTCTTCCATTGCTAGGACACCAATGTTGTTTGGTGTCTCTGTCATAAGATGGTGCATAAGCTCACGCATGATACTTGATTTACCCATGCCAGCACCGCTAGTAAAAGTAACTAACTCACCAGTACGCATACCATAAGTCTTTTCATTGAGTCCTTCCCAAGGATAAAGACAAGTATCACAATAGTTTTCTTCGTATAAGCTATCACCTAACTCATGTAGATTAATTATACCAGCAGGTGTAAATGGTTTAGCAGCCCACCATTTTTTCATAAAGTCTTCTGACTTACCAGCCATGAGATAATCATTAGCATCTTTAAGATCCATTGACATGATCTTACATTTGTTTGGCTCAAAGAGTTGAACAAGTTCCTGTGCTGCTTTCTTACCTGCTTGATCATTATCAAAGCATAATACTATATTATCAAACTGATCTAAGTATTCAAATGATTGTTTGCAATTAGCAACAGCAGACGCAGCCCCATTCTTTAAAGACACACAAGGCCATTTTGATCCCATCATTTGATAAGCACTCATGGCATCTATCTCGCCCTCGCATACAGTTATGTACTTACCCTTCTGAGTAAATACATTTTCTCCAAACAGCCCTGCTTTTGACAGCCCACCTTCAGACCAAAACTTTTTATCTTTAACACCACGAATTTTATTACCAATATGAGTACCATTTCGATCAAAGTATTTATAACAGTGATGTGTAACTTGACCTAAGTTACCTTTCTTAATCATGGTGCCATATAATTTAGCAGTTGCTACATCAATTTTTCTATCACATATTTCAGTATAAACACATTGTTTACTGGAATCTGTATCTCTAGGATCGCTTGCTTTTCCTCCTACTTCAGAGGCAATTCGGACGGTAGTGGTCATGTTACTTACTTCCTTTGCTGGTTTAAAAGTATTACAACTAAAACAATAGGTATGTCCATCAGGATAGTGATGGTTGGCATCTGAAGAATTGCACTCAGGGCATGGACCTTTTTTGCCTGACTCTTGTAGACGCATTTGATTTTCCTTTTCTAATTGAATATAAAGACGTGTTTGATTTTAACATGTAACATAAGTTATCTCTTTGTTCAAGAGATTCCTTTGCTTCATGCTTAGTTTTAAACTTCTCAATAACTTTATTTTTGTAGGAGAGTATCCACATGGTGATTAAATCTCCCGGATCACAAAGGGGTCGGGAGATTTAATCATCTTCAAAAGTTTCCTTCCATATGTTACTAACAAAGTCTTCTTTATCTTCCATAACTTCATTGATCTCAATCTTTGCTAACTGTTTAGCTTCTTTATTATCATAACCTTCTTCTTTGTACTGACGCAAAAGGTTTTTAAATAAAGATGATCTTTCTTTTTGCCAGAAATTTTTACTCATCTTCACACATATCTTCTACAAACTTTTCAACATCATTGTAATCTGTAGGTTCGTATCCATTATCTAGCATCATATACCATAGGTCAGCAGAATAACCAAGAGATTTTCTTCTTGTCTCTTGTCTTTGTTTCCAATGTTTATAAAAATTAATTATCTCTGCCGTCATTTAGTTCAGCCCACAAATTACCTGTACCTTTTTCTTGTCGTGCTATAGATAATTCCTTTCTTAATTGCTTAATGGTTTCATTGGATTGTTTTAATTGTATTTTTAATTTACTAATGTTACTATGTAACTGAGAAACAAAACCATTATAATCTTCAGTGTAATCTGTCAATTCTAATTTCTCCTTCATCAGTACCAGTAGGTAACTCCATTCCAAGATCACCTAAAAATTTAATAGCTTCTGTTTTTGTAGGAAACTTTATAGGAACTCCTTTAGGTGTAGTTAGTATATCAAAACAATCAAAGTCATCTAGCTCTTCATGTAATTCTTTTATTATATCTTGTACTATTACAAACATTAAACAAACCTACGCTTATTAATAAACCTACCTAAATCTTTCTGAG